GTTTTCACGCTCTCCATTAATTCACCCATAATTACTTTTTGCTCACTGTTAAGTGGCGCTAGCAATTCTGTCATGATTTTTTGACGCTCAATGCTTTCAGCAAGGCGTTGTGTTTCTGCTTTTTTGCTTTCTATTACTTTTTGAGCCACTACTACGTGAGCTTGCGCTTCCATAAGTTCAGCTGATTTCAAGTCTATGACTTTGAGCAATTTTGCAGTTTCTGATTTTTCGTTTAAGTAACTGGTCTGATATTCTGCGGCAAAAGCCTCGAATAACTTGCGACCAAAATCTGCGCGACGTGCTGATTCGATATCTTCTTTTAGACTTGTAAGTTCGGTTTTTAAGCCTTCTGTTACAAGAGAGTCTACCATTTCTGCCGCACGTTTAACAAATGATTCTTTAACTTTGGCAAGTTGTTCACGTCCTTCACGAACTAAACGTACCTTGGTCTCAGCAAGGTCTTGCTTGTCTTTGTAAAACTCAGTAATTTCCTGGGCCAATGCCTCTACGACGAATTGTTCTAATTTGCCGAACTTGTTTGCCATAACTTTCTGATCTTCGTGCAATTCTAAAACTTCACTTGCTAACTGACGTGTAACGAATTCCTTCATTGTGTCAGTATCACGTTTAGCTTTAGTAGCCAATTTTGCTTTCATCTCAGCTAATTGACGACGGTCTTCAGAAAACTCAACAATTTCTTGTGCTAATTGTTCGCTAATCATTGTGTCGACAGCGTCAATCATCACTTGTTTGTCATGTTCGTATTTTTGTGAAAATTCTTCACGTAGTTGTTGAGTTAAAACTTCGCGTGACTCGATTAAACGTGTCTCGAAAGCTTTCTCAAGCTCTGCTTGGATCTCTTCAGAAATCACGTTGTTTTCAAATAAACTTTTAAGTGCTTCCAACATATGATTCTCCTTTTATTGGAGTTTGCTTATTATATTCAATAAGCTCTCTTTGAGATATTTCTGTGCCTTAGGATTGCCTTTCACCTCTTGCGCTATGCGTAAGGCATTTAATCCTCCCTTATTATTCATAAGGTGTTCATAAATTGGTGTAGGGTATGCTCCAGGAGCACTAGGTTGAGCCACCATATCTACTGTGATGATCTCAAAATCTGATACTTCTCCCGATCCGTCACTCTTGACGTTACCGGATCCCCTGCTGGAGACACCTAATTTCACTCCGCTTTCCAGCATTGTGCGAATTAGTTGTCCCATCGGAGTAGGCAAAATTTTAAGTTTGCCATAACCATTTGGGCCGTCCATCCACATATTTGTTATCATGTGACTCACACGGTCCAAATTTATTTTTAGATCATCTGGATGATCCACTTCCCCGAGAACTGAATAGCCGTTTTGAATCTGATCGTTAAGGGTCTTAACAGCCTTGCCAATCTCATTAACAGGGTAAACACGCTGGTTAGCGTTGCGTATACCGCCCTGGATACAAATCCCGGACATGTATAAGCTCTTACCGTCTTTGTCATCAGACTCAACGACCATTTTTGCTTCGTTGAAACTGAGATTCTCTCGGAGGTATAGTGACATTAAATGTTCCTAATTACTTGGCGCGAGTCTTAACGCCGTTCAATGGACTTTGTGCGCCTTTGTCGGAAGTTTCTGCTGAACCTTTCTTTTCTGCGCCGTGCCCTGGCACTTTCTTGCTAAAAGCATTACCTGCTTTGCCGCCTGGAACATTAATATTACCTGTGTTCATATCTTTTGGCTTGTTGCTTGACAATGCACTACCTTGTACAGTTGTCTTAGCACCAACATCGCTTGACACTTCAACGTGGCCTTGAGCGATATTGGAAGCTGTGCCACCCATATCATTCTTACCGGCTACGATTGACTTGGTGTTAGCACCGTTGTCGCCCATCTTGCCAAACTTATCATAAGTTGCGCCGCCAACTTTCTCTACGTATTCGCGGATTAGTTGCTCGTCGTCTTCCATAAAGCTATGTTGAACTTGCACTACTGGTGCTTCGTCAACTTCTGGCTCATCGCCGCCCATGTCGTCCATGCCCATGTCATCGCCGCCCATGTCGTCCATGGCCATGTCATCGCCGCCCATGTCGTCTGCTTGGTGTTCTTCACCTTGTTCGCCAGCCATTAGCTGTTCAAACTCTGCTTTTAGATCTTCTAAAGCATCTTCTAAATCTTGTACGCGGTCTTCTACATCTTCATCGCTGTTGTCATCACCGCTGTCATCGCTGTCGTCGCTGTCAGCATCAACGTCGCTGTTGAAATCATCAGTAGCATCATCGCTACTAAAGTCATCATCAGCTGAGTCGTCAGCTGAATCATCAGCTGGTTTGTCTTCTTCAGCACCAAAATCGCTTTCTAAGAGTTCTTCATAGATTTCGCGAGATTTAGCAACTACGATATTGTGGAATATTTCTTTGGCTTGTTGTTGATCTTCATTGATCAAAGCCTCGAGCATTTGCTCGAATTGTGTACGATCAGTCATGTTTGTCTCCTGTGAATATGATTACAAGGCTGTAAGATATTTACACGTATCAGCAAAATACATGCTAATAATGTAGTAAAATAAGCCGTTTTTGTTAAATTTTTAATTATGCTGGCGCAGGTACTGGCGGTTTAGCATACATTTTGTTTATAAATGCTAATTCTGTTTCCTGTTCAATAATATGTGCTTCACTACCTTTGCGTAGTTCATTAATTTGTTGTAGCGTTAATCTGGTTTTACGAGTGTCTGACCTGCGCATAGTGGATTGATCTCGCGATGGATCATAGCGCATGTCGTTGGCAACATGTCGTGTGGTTGAATTAATATAAAATAATTCGCGAAGTATCATAGTAATATTTATGCTACTGGAGGAGTTCCGGGCATTCCGCCAGCTGGTGCTCCGGCCGCGTCCATGCCCGGAGGTGGTGCTTCTGGATTTTCCATGCCTTCTGGCGCTGACAAATCACTTTCGCTATCAATATCTCCAGCAAGTCCGCCTGCTGATAAACCTGCACTACGTAATTCTCCAGCACTGTCAGTACCAGTTGGGTTGCCATCGCCTTGTTCTTCTGCCCATAGACGTTCGTTTTCTGCAATCTCTTCGTCGGTTAAGCCTAAGAAACGCTTTAAAGCAAAGCGATGACTTACATAAGGCACTGCTTGTATGGTGTTAAATGTGTTGATTCGTTCAGTATCAAGTGCGGCTTGGCGCGAACTTGCAAAGTTTAACGGAGGATTAAACTTAATATCAAATAATGTTGAGTCAATGTTAACACCGCGAGTACTTAGATACATTTTAAATTCAATATCAAAGTTACCTGATATTAAACTTTGTAATCTTTCGCAATATTTGTTAAAACGTAGCTCTTGAATGTATGCTGTACCTACGCGGCCATCGTTATAACTGCTGTTACTGTCGTCGGCACCTGTTGGCAAATAACTACTTGGTATGCGCAAACCACGGAATAACTTGTTAGTAAAGTATTTTAAGTCGTCAATTTCGCCTAAGTTAGTACCGCCGGGCAATGTTGTAACATCACTGCCGCGTCCGTCTGCTGATTTAGGGAAGAAATAGTCTTCATTAATGCTTAACGGATTGTATGCACTGTCAATAACGTTCTGACCGCCACCATTTTGGCTAGGAATTCTACGTTGATGGATCTGGTCTTTGACTCTTTCCACAAACGCCATGGCCAAGTGACTGGGCATGTTACCTACATCTATGTGAAAGATGCGTCTTTCTGGAGCACGTTGTATACGATAGATAAGGATAGCATCTTCTAAAAGTTCTTTTTGCTTGTAAACCTTGAATATATTTTCTAATAAGCTATTGCCAAAGGGATAGTTATTGTCTAAACCTTCGCTTAATGACAGATGTATCACATGAACAGCATCGATGGCCATTTCATTTTCTTGTTTGTCCCAACGACCGCCTTGCATTGTTGGGTATGCACCTGTCATACCGCGTGCCGCAATACCTCCTGAACCAACTCCACTGCCGCCTTTGCTTGTATCTTTTACATTAGGTGTGATAGCAGTAGCTACTAAATTTTGAAAATTAGGGTTAATATCACGTATGATATATTGTTCTGGTTTTTTACCTTCGCTTTCGTTGGCAATGATCTTAACTACTTTGCTTGGATCCACATAAAACCATTTTTGTGTTTCTGGATCACGAATAAAGAAACTGTCGCCGTATTTGAATGTATTGCGCAGTATACGGAATATACGTGTTTCAAATTGTTGTAGTTTAGTCCATTGACTCAGGTATTCGCCTAAAATCTTAGTTTCGCTATTGGTAGCTTTACTACGCCATTCAATACTAAAGGCCGCATTGTTACCATCTTTGTTTTTTTGTGTGCAAAACTCAGCTAAAATGTCTAAAGCCGCATTAACCTCTGGATCGCTGTCCATGGTTTCATACTGTTGATAACGTTCAATACGGTTTGGGCTACCTGAATATACATCAGGCAAGTAACTTGAATAGTTTGTCTTAGCAGGGCCCATACCTGCGCTGGTATTACCGGTACCAATAGTACTGCGATATTGCGATTCTACAGATACTGGTGTAAAAAATTTCTTCCAACTCATATTATATTGGGTCCTTAACTAACATAGCCGCCAGCATTGCTAATATTATCCGATGTATTAGATGTATGACGGGCGATTTCTTTTAGTTCATTTAAATTAGCCGCTAGTAAACTACTTATCGCATCCAGCTTCTCGGCAGATAAATTCATGGCCGCATCTGCACCACTGGCCAACTGTTCCATTACTTGGCTACTAACAGGGCTATCGCTACTAATTTTGGTTTCTACATTGCGCAATAAAGATGACAAGTTAGGAATAATGTTGCTGAATTTTTGAGTAGCAAACGCTTCTGCTTGATCAGGAGTGAATACTCCTTCATTGCCGTGCAATACAGATATAGTGCCGTCACCGAAGTTATCAAACCAACTGCCTATATTACCCATAGTTCCACCACGGTGACCTCCTACTTGTTCTTTCACATTCTTAACTGTGGCATCTCCAATTTTAGCGGCCCAATTTTCAGGAAGATCACCCATCTTGGTAATTTCCACTTTGGCGGCTTCCATGCCTGCTGTAATTCTACTACCTTGAATCGGCGTGCCGTCTTTACGATAACCTTTTGTATATTGAAGACTTGCTTCTTGGAGCATTTTCTGCATATCAACTAACTTAGTAGCGTTTTGTGTCATTACCTCTACTATCTCATTCAGCCCTTTGTTAAATCTCTGTTGATTAGTTTCAACAGCGCCTATAACTTCAGTAAGAATAACGTCGGGATTTTTTTTGCCTAATTCATAAATTGGCCCTTTACCTTCTGCCTTGGCCGCTTCGTTTTTGGCTTCCATCTCTTTAGTAAGTACCGCTATTTTACCTTCTGCCTCCAAATTAATTCTGCGTGTAGCTTCATCGTAGGCTTTTGTAGGATCGGTTATTCCTTCTCTTGCTAAGGCGGCCAAAGTTTTGTCGAGATTTTCGTAAGGATTATTTGCTCCGCCAAATCGATTTCTTGCAAATTCATTGTCAACAGCGCCGCCAGCAATAAAACGTCTATTAGCTTTGCTCATCTGGGTTAATTCTATCACCAGTGTTTTACTGTCATTAAGTGCTTTGTTTCTAACTTCAGCATCTTGTGAAGTAATATTTCTACTGATCTGCGCCATCTTATTGGCCGCTTCTGGGCCATATACCGCTTGGAATTCGTAAATCTTTTCAGTATTAAAAACACCTTCGTTAGCAATACCTTCTGCTAGTAAATTAGCGACAGCAGGATCAAGTCCTTTCAATTGCGTTGTTAAGGCGCCTGCCGCCTTCGCACCTTCGGGATTAGTCTCCCGTAACTCACTCATTTTAGCACGGAATCTGAAATCGTTTTGCATGACTTCGATAGTTTTTTCTTGTTCCTGACGACTCTTGCCTGTCAGCTTGGCCATGGCATCCATTTCTCTAGATAGTGCCAGAGTCGAAGCCATTAATTGTTCGTTAGTCGTTCCTTTTGCCACTGTATCCATTGATCTAATAACTGTTGTTAACGCACTGTTGACATCCTTGGGCATCATCCCTAATAATTTAAAGTTTTTAGCGAACTCAGGATCATCTTGTAGTTTGCTAATTTCACCAAATGCTTTCATGCCTTGACTAAAACCCATTCCAAGACTACGAGCCGCATTACCAATGCCTTCAAACTGTTCTCCAAACTGCTCAACAGTTAGACCAGTTTGTTTAATTGCGGTGTTAAGACCTAGAAAGTCGCCGCCCATCTGCAAACCAAGTCCGGAGAATTTTTGCCAGTTTTGATAGCTGTCGAGTACAGCTGAAGAAACTCCGTCAAGTGCTTTAGCTAGAGCGGAAAACGGACCGCCAATTTGACCAATTGTTTTAGTAATTGCGTTGGATAAATCCTGTGGACCAGTTTGATTTTGAAACGATTTGCCAAGATATTCCGACGCGGTATCAAACACGTTGCCAATACCGTTGCCTAATTTGTCAACTAATGTTTTAAAAGCTGGTGTTATTACATCTGTGGCACTACTACTAGATGAGCTAGAACTTTGAAACAAAGAAGATCTACCACTAGAGGTTACTAGACCGTCCATTTTGGTAATCAGGGCGTCTATCTTTTTTTCTAAATCGGTCATTAAATTTCCCTAGAAATATACGTATATAAATACAGTTACATAATATTTATCTGGAGACAAAAATGGCTAATAATCCATTAAAGAAGTACTTTCGACAACCTAAAGTTTACATTAACCTGCCGTCCGGGGGCATTTACAATCAGCCAGGCACACTGGCAGGCGACCCTACAAACATACCAGTGTTTGGTATGACTGGCATGGATGAAATTATGCTTAAAACTCCAGATGCATTACTGTCAGGTGAGAGCACAGTTAAGGTGATTGAAAGTTGCTGTGCCACAATCAAAGATGCATGGGATTTATCGTTGTTAGATCTAGATATTATATTAACAGCTATACGTATTGCGACCTTTGGTAATAGTATGGCTGTTGCACACACTTGCCCCCATTGCAAATCCGTCAATGACTACGATATTGAACTAAGCATTATTATTGATCATCTTAGCAAATGCCAATATGATAACAAGTTAGTATTAAAAGATGTATCAGTTGCTACTAGACCGCTCAACTATCGTCAGTGGACCAATTTCCAACTTAAAAACTTTGGTGTACAAAAACAATTACAACAAGCCATCAATATAACTGATGAAAAAGAACAAAATAAGTTGGTTAATGCATTGTTTGAATTGATATCATCACTTCAAACCGAAGTAATGATGTTGCAGATAGACAGCGTACAAACTAGCGAAACTAATGTTAATCAGCGAGAGTTTATCGAAGAGTGGTTGGTTAATAGCGAGTCTAATGTATTTGATGCTATCAAGGCTCACGTGGATAAAAATAGACTAGCTTGGGAAATGCCTAAAGTTGCTGTTAATTGTAATAACTGTAATGCTGAAAATCAAATCCAAGTAAACATGGACCAGTCAAATTTTTTCGTCAACGCCTAACTGGGTTATCTGCGCAAGAAACTGAAACACATCTAGTTAGGCTGGATGAAGACATAAAGAAATTTAAAAATCAATTGTTCAAACTCAGCTGGTTCATGCGTGGCGGAGTAACCATGGAAGAACTACTGCATGTGTATTCACACGAAGATGTTGAAATAATGACGAAGATTGTGCAAGACAATATTGAACTTACACAAAAAAGTGGTATTGCCTTGCTCTAGTGTTTAAAAAGAACGACCGTTAATTGGTAGTGTTGGTGTTAGGCCAGTAGTAACTCTTGATGCACGATCCCTTGCATCGCTCCATGCCCGAAATTCGTCACTAGACAACTCGTTATCATTAGCAGGCAAATTACTAACATTGTCTACTGCTTTGTCCACAGCACTTTTTTCAGGTTGTTGTATACCAGTATATTCAAAAAACTTTCTATACAGCAAATCCCAAATAGTTCCAATACTCGCTCCGCTAAGTTTGATTAGCCCACCCACTAAAACATTCTGTGTCATCCATTGTCTACCTGCTTCAGATCCAAGCCAGTTGACAAATGCAATCAAAGCGGCTTGCTCAATTACAGTTGCACCTATAATCAACTTACCAGCTTTACCGCGTGTAAGAACAGTGCCAAGACCAACGGCAATTATTTCTAATATACCTGTCATACGTGCAATATTCTTAACAGTATAGTAGGCTAATGGTGCAAGATACTGCGCGGCAAATGTTCCTAACAACATACTTCTGCTGTCAGCTACCCAGCTATTTTTTTTATCAGCTGACACTCCGGTGTATTGAGTAAATTCTTCAGGGCTTAGTTTGGCAATGTCGTCTAATGCCCAGTAACTGGCAGTGAGCCAAGCACATGGTGCTAGCCATCCTAACACACGCAAAGCATTGAATAAGGGCCAAGACCATCCACCTTTAATTTTTGCCACCATCTCGGCATTTTCTCGGAGATTGCGCTGATACCATTTTTCTACAGGAGCTAGTGTAGTACCTTTAGGAGGAGCTCCAAATTCAGCAGTCATACCAGCACTCGATGATTCGGATATTATGTCAAGGATTTTCATATGTTATATTTATTACCTACGGAAGAAGAACTCACGTTCTTCTGTTCTTCGCTTGCGCTCGAACTTTTCTTTATTTTAAACTACTATCAAGTGCGAAGCACTTTAAATATTATCTAGATTGTGTAGTCACACTTCGCCCTGGCGGGCAAAGAAATTTGAACATTATCTGAGTTGAGCAGTTCACTTAGCGTTTGCACTACAGGTATTGCTACCAGCTTAGGCGGTTATCCGGTACCTAATCATGCTGTCTTATTACAACGGCGGGTCTGTACACATACGCTAACATACGTACAGCCGTGGGCTATTAACCCTCTTTAGCCTGGTCTAAGTCATTTGCTTACAGTTCAAATCAGTTAAAGGCATATCTGATCATCATCCTTTCGGGTAGTGAAACTGCTACTCTACGCCAATTAGAGTTCCTTGCCGCCACACATCAGAGCGGATTCAGGGCACATTTGTATCGCCGGTGCGGGCTTATTTGGCGTTTATTTGCCTAGTTTTCTTGAAGTTTACGAATGTGTGAACCGTGTACACGCACTTGAATATGACCGTTATAATAGTCATTTGACTCTAGTACACGACGACTAAATTGCTCACGAGCCTCTATGTAACTGCATTCTGATTTGGATTGACAGTAAAATAATATTTCTCTGGTGAAGTTTTCTGCGCCTAATGCCGCAACATCCTTGCTTAGTTCGGGCGAGCTACCATAGTATTCACGCCAGTCTGAATCAATTTTACTGCGAATTCTTTTCTTTTTCTTTGTGCCGTTTTTTAGCTTTACTGTTTTATATGTGGTTTTGGAGAATTTGGCTAATTTTTTGCCTATATACATGCGCCCAGAGATGACATTGGTTATAAGATATACGAACCCGATACATTCCTCGGGTAGTGTTTCTACTACGGTATTCTCATAAGTCCATGACATGCTGTATGTAGCATATCACTCTGTACCATCGCCTTGATTTTGAGCCTTACGTTGTGCCTTGTCGGCGTCCACACTGTGACGCCATTCTTGTATTTTCATTCGCCTTGCTCGTGCAATAATACGAATCTGCGCTAGCCAGTAGCGAGTTTCTTCTCCTGCACGGCGAGTACCACGATTGATCCAGCGTTGATTGGCCTTGTAATATTCATTAAAGGCCTGCAAGAGTTGAGCATGTAACTCTTCATCTTGCTGAATCATTTCTTAGTTTGTTCCTTGACCAACACTGGGTCTTCTTGCTGTGTGTATTGTATAGGAGGATTTATATGCCAACTGTCTGCTGTAAAAAATCGTACAGGCTTCCAGTACTTAGCAATGATATTGTTGATAACAACAATACCCGCCACTATAATTATAAAACCCATCATTGTCAAAATACTTCCGCCTAAAAACACGGCCGCTTGATCCATATCCATTATTCTGTTACCTCTAAGTCATTTGCGTAACTTGTAAAGCCATTTTCTTTAATAACTTTAAGTACGTTGTTTACCCGTCCAATTAATTCGTCCTTATGACTAATTAAGAAGATGTTCTTTTTACGTTCACGTGACATCTTTTTAAGTACCGCTAGTGCCGATTCAACACCGCTAGCATCTAAACCGTTGTCAATTAATTCGTCTACAAACAGCAGATTAATCTGCTGATATAGACTTTCCCACACGTCACGGAAACTCCATGACAAACCAAGTATAAGCCTGTTACGCTCTCCTCGACTTAGGTTATCAAAATCTAAGTCTTGCCCTAGCTGTGTTATCTCAACTGTTAAGTCATTTTGGAATACCACAGTGTGCGGTAGGCCCATCTTATCAAGATAATAAGTTAGACGATTGTTCAAATAAGCTAGGTTTTGATCTATGATCTTCTTGCGTATAAAGCTATCTTTACTGGTTAATAGTTTAAGTAAAAACTCTTGATGATCTTTAAGTGTATTCAGTTCATTGACCCGATCCCAAGAAATTTCCTGCATGGCAGTATGACGTAGCTCGTCAATTTGTTCTTGATAAGGATCGTGCTCGCCTGTTTTAACTGTCAACTGAGTTTCAAGAGTTTTTAAATTGTTCTGATGTTTAAGCGCGGCCTCTACTGTTTCATAATAGGTATTAGGACGCTGTGTGACTTCGCCGATGGCGGCGATTTCTTTCATAATTTTAGCAAGATCGGCCGCCACTTTGGCATTGTACTTGTTAGCTTCAGCCAGGTGTTGCTGAGCCGTAGCAGACATTTCTTCATGTTTGTGATCATGCAATTCCTGTTCACAAGCGTGACACTTTTTGTCTTTCAACTTAGCAAGCTCGTCAGCGTACTTTTTTACGCTTCGCTCCGCTTGCGCTGTCGCGCTGTCTAGCGTTGCCCGCTCCTTATTTAGGCTTTTCAGCTTCGCTGTCTTTTCTTCGTAGGCCTTAAGCTCTGCGTGTTTAGCTAGTTCAGCTTCAATATCCACATTCTCAAGTTCGATAATGGCCCGTGCTGTTCTTTCGATATCTGCTTCGTGCTGAGTGTTCCACGCATTTTGTCTTGTTATCAAACTGTCAACACTAAGTTGAATTTTTTCATTAGATTTTTTAGCGGCCTCGATATCTGCGCTTTCTTGTAGCACTTGATCTTTAGTCGTTCTAATCAGTTCTTTAAGTGTTTCTGCCTTTTCAGATAGAATAGTTATGCCCAATAACTGTTCAATAATAGCACGTTGATCATTGGCCCGCATACTTAAAAAGGGTTCTGTATAAGTGTTCAATGCCACAATATGCTTGAACATATCGTGACTCATACCCAACAAATCGTCTAAGTCTTTTTGCGTTTCACGCATGTCGCCTTGTGCGTCATCTGTTTCTTCTGCTTCCTGTTCTCGATCATCTACAAAGAAACGCATGAGCGTAGGTTTGCGCCCACGCTCGATACGATAGTTAATACCGTTTTTTTCAAAGCTCAATGTAACCAACATATTCTTGTTGTTAATCTTGTTAATAAGATTATCTTTTTTGATGTTAGTAAGAGCATTGCCAAATAGTGCGAAACTCAGCGCATTTACAATAGTTGTTTTACCAGTACCATTACGGCTACCACTATCATCACCGCCTTGATCTAAATTTTCACCCAGCACAAGTGTTAGGTTAGCTTTGTCAAACGCTACTCCTTGAGTTTGGTTACCCACACTCATGAAGTTTTTAACAGTTAATTCTTTAATCTTTATCATAGGCTATTATAAATTTCCAGCAAGGTATTCTTATTATACGTGTCTGAGTCAATATTTACAATCTGATTGGAAACAATCTGATCTACTGATTCAAACGACTGGATATCAATATTAGTATTCATTTCAACTTCTTTACGTTCTGTAATTAAAGTTAATTCGCGAATGGCATAATCCGTAATAAATTTTTCTTTAATAAAACTAGCTTCTTCATAGCTAATATCTATGTCTAATGCAACACGCAGGTGTTGTTTAGGTTTAATAATCGTATCTGCTTCATCGATTAATCTGCTTAATGTAACAGTACGGAATGTAGGCTGATCTGGCCAACTATGATATTGAGGCTCGCCGTTCCATTCTAATATCATCATGCCACGGTCATCATCCCACGCATCTGCATAGTTGTGCGGAAAAGCATTGCCAATGTAAATCATGTTCTTTTGTTGCTGACGTTTATGAAAGTGTCCGCTAAATCCTAGTTCATAACCTTTAAAACTGTCTAGCGCAATTTCTCCATGATCTGGCATTTGTACCATAGCGTTCATAAAGAAGCTGGGCAATTCAAAATGGCCAAATATATATTTGCCGCCCTTTTTACCTATGCTTCGCCACTCGTCCCCGATGAGCCACGGACATAACGTGACATCGCCAATAGTAATAGGCTCATGTACCACAGTGATGCCGGGAATATATTTTCCAAACTCGACGGAGTGTATGTCCCGTTTATCTTTATAATACAGATCATGATTACCAGGGAAGAAATAAAATTTATCGAACGCCTGACCGAGCTTTTCCAAGGCCCTAAGGCTATAGTCCATAGTAGTGATATTAAGACTATTGCGATTGTGATGCCAATCGCCCATAAAAATTCCAGTGTCACAGCCTTCCTCCTTAGCTTTAGCAATATACCAATCTACAAAATCTTCGCAGTCTTGATTATGTACACTACTGTTAGATTTCAGTCCAAAGTGTATGTCTGTGAAACAGGCAACTTTTTTAAACAGTTGGTGTGTCGGTTGTTGGTTCATTAGTTGTGTCCTCTGCATGTCGTTTTAGTGCGGCCGCATGTTCTCCAGCGCCAGTACGTGAGTAAGATGGATTCATACCATTCATTTCTAAAATATCGTCACGAATGTTTTGATTGCGTTTTTCAATATTAATAACACGAACAAAGCTGTTAGTCACTGCCGCGGTAAAATAAGCAAAAGGATTATCACTTTTTGATTCATCGAATTGTAGTCCTACTTGTGTTAGTTGTAGTATAGCTTGACCTCGCATTTCATCATTGTAAGTGTAACCACGAACGTTGCCGCGAGTAGCATATCGTTCACACAATTTAATCATCATACGAGCAAGTGTGTCAGTGATACAACCAGCATCTTTATCAAACTTGCCTTTTTCTAAACTGCCTTTCCAATGGCTTTTGCCCACACAAACTAGCTCATCTTCTTCGTTGAATTTCCAATGTTGGAAAGGAGGAAAGTTTACTTTATCTCTGTGATCAGCAAGACTTTTAGGATTCTTTTTGCGAGTATTATTAAGCGGAATATGGTCAAAAGTCATGACTCTAAACACCAAATCTAGCTTTTGAATTTTCTTATAGTCAACCTCACAGTCTGCTTGTTTGACTTTTTCACCTGCTTTTTTACGCCTTTGATATTCAGCATCTCCGATACGTTTTGCTTGATTTCGTTTAGCTTCTGCAACTGTGCGTATATTGATTTTTTCCAAACTTGGCACAATTAAATCATATTGGTGATATTTTGGATCGGTAAAACTACAATAAGAACTTTTGCTTTTATGTATTTCAGAAAGCATATCCTTATTATTCAAATAGTTAATTTTTGTTGTCATTAAAAGAGTCCTCGTAAAGTAAATTATAAACTACGCACATATTAAAGTCAAATAAATAGAGTATCAGGAGAACCAAATATTATGGGTCTATTCAATTCAGCACAGGGCATAAACCAAACGATTGCGGGTGCGCAAACCGTGTTTGGAGCATTTGACACAGCACGAAATTTGGGTTCAACATTATCGGGCTTAGACGGAACTTTAGATAGTATTAGATCGATTGGCTTGCCGTCGGCAGGCGAAGCAGTAGGAGACATATACAGCGCAGTTGCTAGTTTTGGCGGAGGTGATGCACCTAGTAACGACTGGCGAGTGAGACTTAGTTTACCCAAATGGCCATCCTTTAGAACAAGCCCAGTACTAACACCGTTGAAAGATGCAGGCGGATTAATATTCCCGTATACACCAGCTATACAGATTCAACAAAATACTGCATATACACCAGTGACTCCTATACACAATAATTATCCGTTCAACGCATTTAAAAGTAGTGACCCAGGTACTATTACCATTACTGCACCGATGTATGCAGAAACTAGTGAAGAAGCACTTTATTGGGTCGCGGCCTTGCATTATTTAAGAAGTATTTCCAAAATGTTCAGCGGAAATGATCCGAAGGCCGGAAACCCACCGCCTATCGTACAGCTCAACGGATATGGGTCATATGTGTTTAAAAATGTTCCAGTGATCATTACTAATTTTTCTGTTACGCTTGAAAAAGATTGTGATTATATTGGATGTAATGTTGTTGGAAGTGCGGCAGGCGCTGTTGCTGGCCTTGCTGATAGCATAGGCGGCCTTGCTGATAATTTTGGCCTAGGAATAATAAGCGACGTTAGCGGAACGATAGGGCAAATTGCCGGCCTACTTGGAACATTTGGCGTCGGCGGATCTACCAGCGGCGGTGTGACTCATATCCCAACTAAGAGCAGTTTCACAGTTACACTAAAACCAACGTACAGTAGAACTAGTGTTCGTAAATTTAGTTTAGATCAATTTGTAACCGGTGGATATATGACCGGTGGAACAGGATTCGTATAATATGGCCGCTACATACAATGATTTAAGTCCGTGGTCGCTAACGCCTACGAAAAGAAACTATCTTGACTTGCTACAAATTAGAACTGTTAGTGCAGAGTCAGATGATTTTCTATACACTATACAACCTCAGTATAATTATAGACCAGATTTACTAGCACACGATTTGTACGGCGAATCTGCTTTATGGTGGGTTTTTATACAACGTAATTTAGATGTTATACAAGATCCAATTTTAGATTTTGTTGCGGGCACACAAATATACATTCCAAAAAATAGTAGTTTAAAAGAAGTGTTAGGATTATAATATGGCCAACGGCGACATCGAAGTAACGTCAACTGCTAAATCAACTACGGCTGTAACTACATCGCCAACTGTTACCAGCGGAGCCGCATCGGCATTAAATGTAGTTGGTGCGGCCGGGTCAATCGCAAGCCTAGCTGGCTTACAGTTAGGATTATCTGGATTTAAGTTGCCAATGTTGAATCCATTGCACAAGTATGCAAGTTACGCTTATAATTTTACGCTAGCCGCACTGGATTCCAAATCTCTTAATTCTCCCGAGACTACTTATATAAAAGGCGGAATGTTGCCTATCGTTTTAAAAACAGCAGGTGGCAGTCCTACTAACAGGATTAAAACAAAATTTGGAGCATTTGATTTTTTTATCGATGATTTAACAATTGATTCTTTATATGGTTTTCAACAAGGTACCGGCAATACAAATGCTACTAAAATTAGTTTAACAATATCAGAACCGTATAGCATGGGAATGTTTCCCATTGCATTAACACAAGCCGCACTCAAAGCTAAGTATCCTGATTTTAGAACTTGTATATTTTTATTAAAAATTGAATTCAAAGGTGCAGATCAGAATGGTAATATGGTCGGAGTTCCTAATACTACAAAGTATATTCCGATTAATTTTCGATCATTACAGATGAGTGTATCGGAAGGCGGCGCAGTTTACAAGTGTGATGCAATACCGGCCGCAGATATTCCGCATTTACAATCTAATTCTATAGTTACTACTGACATGACTATTGTGGGAAGTACAGTACAAGAAATTTTACAAACGGGTCCTCGAAGTTTACAAGCAGTACTTAATAATCGTTTGAGAGAAACCGCACTTGCGGCCAACGCAACAATTGCCGACGAAATTATTATTATGTTTCCACCTTCAGGAACAAATCCTATTTCTGCGGAACAAGGTGAAGATGAAAAAGCCAGCGCAGGCAAAGCCGCAGATGCCCCAAAAACTAAACTAGCTGACGATGCCGCAATATTCAGCGCACTTGATGTTAGCCGTAGTTCTGTTAATAATACATTGATTCAAGGACAAATTAACGAAATTGGTGCGGCCGATCTAGGATATGACAAAGATAAACAAGCCAAAACTCCTTCGATTGAAATATACGAAGCTATAGATGATGATGGAAATGTAATGCCAGCAGTACTTAATAAAAACGCCAAAATAACTGAATTTACTGCTCCCCAGGCTACCTCCATTACCAGTGTGATTCAAAAGATTGTTTTAGGTAGTAAGTATGCCAAAGATGCTTTAAAGAATCCGCCTGATGCTTTGGGTTTTAGAAATTGGTTTAGAATAGAAACACAAATATACCATGTAGATTCTGAAGTAAATTATAAAGTTACTGGCCGCAAACCACAAATTATTGTTTACAAAATTGTGCCATATAAAGTACATAGCACAAATATGCCGTTGTCAGGAACTAAAAGTTCTAAATTTAAACAATTAGTAAAACAATGCGCAAAGGTATACAGTTATATCTATACCGGTAAAAATACAGAAATACTCAAGTTTAATCTAGACTTTGATAATAAATTTGCTACGGCATTGATCCCTGGGGCATTCAAGACAGCCGACTCGACAACGTCAAAATCAGAGTCCAGCGGCAAAGGCAAAGAGACACAACCAACATTACCAGATGGAAGTCCCGGGCCTGACGGCTACTGGAATTCAATAGTAAACTTTTTTTCAACAGGCACCAATTCAGATAGAGAAGGCAAAGCCGGTGAAGAAACACTTGAAGATCGTGCGGCAAAAGTATTCCACGATGCAGTTACCTACGGTCAGGATTTGCAAAAACTAGAAATGGATATTATGGGTGATCCGTATTGGTTAACTGGTAACGGGCTTGGAAATTATAATTCAGAAGAAACAACATTTTTCAATGTTAATAAAGATGGAACCGTTAATTTTCAAAACGGCGAAGTTCATATGATGGTTAATTTTAGAACACCAATAGATGTAAATGCAGGAACCGGTTTATATAATATGGCAGGAACCCGAGCTTCCCAGTTCACCGGTTTATATAAAGTACAGAAAGTTACACATAGATTTTCCGGCGGACAATTTACACAAACTATTAAAGCAAATCGAACTAGAATATCACCAGACGATATGACTGATTACTCGTTTGACATTACAAAAACAGAACCAGTTAAACCCGAAGGATTTAAATAATGAGTCAGAATGATTTTAGCGATAGACGTCCTAAAGAAGGCCTTAATAAAGGTAAAAATCCTGGCCCTTTCAAAGCTGTTGTTATTAATAATATAGATCTAGATTACATGAATCGACTCCGTGTACAGATTTTGCACGAAGGGTTTACTGGCGAAGTAACATTAGGCGAAACTGTTAATTGTGAATTTATGAGCCCGTATTGGAGCAATACAGGTGCAAGATTTAACGGATCAACTAACACATATGACGACGCACAAAAAGCATGGGGAATGTGGGTGCCGACTCCGGAAATTGGATCAAAAGTTATTGTATTATACTTAGAAGGCAATAGTGGTAATGCAGTATGGATTGGATCAATTCCTGATAGAGAAAAGAATTTCATGGTGCCAGGAATTGCGGCTACAAATTTTAACACGCAAGAAGAAGGTAAGAGATTACCAGTAGTTGAACCTAATCAAGATGCTAGAGATAGCGACGGCACACCGGTAACAAAGTTGCCTAAAGCAGTTCATCCTTTAGCAAAAGTTTTTGATACTCAGGGCTTATTAGAAGATGATATTAGGGGTGTTACTACTAGCAGTGCTAGAAGAGAAACCCCAAGCAAAGTATTTGGAGTAAGTACACCTGGACCAATTGATCGAGACGCTCCAAAAAAATCCATCGGAACAACAGATACGCAAGCCAATGCTCCAGTAAGCAAGTTAGGCGGAAGCACGTTTGTCATGGACGATGGCGATCCTAAATATATTAGAAGTACCTTACCGGGAGAAGGTCCACCGGCGTATGTTACAGACGGCGGCAATGTAAAAATTCCGCATAATGAACTAGTTCGAATTAGGACTCGTACTGGGCATCAAATATTACTGCACAACAGCGAAGATTTAATTTATATTGGCAATGCCAAAGGAACAACCTGGATAGAATTAACCAGCAACGGCAAAATTGATATATTCGCCGACGATAGCATTAGTATCCATACTAAAAACGATTTAAATATTTTAGCAGATCGAGACATTAATTTAGAAGCAAAGCGAAATGTTAACATTAAATCAGGGTTCGGAACACACATTGAAAGTGTTGGAAACACTGACATTATTAGCGGAACAGACACTAAAATTACTAGCGCAAAAACATCTCATATTAGTAGCGGAGCAGAACATATAGAAACTGCTGGAAAAATTTACATGAATAGCGATAGTAAAGTTGCTGTTAAAACTAAAAAATTAACAACGTTCCAAAATCCAACAGAAGTCGCCGGAGGAAAGATTGAATCCATCATGAAACGTATGCCAACACATGAGCCGTATCCACACCATGAAAATTTAGATCCTTTAAGTTTTTTAAAAGACCTAACAGACAGAGAAGTTGCCGGAGAAATAGCAGTTCCAGGCAAGTGGAAATTGCCGACTATAAGTGTAGATACATTTAAACAAGGAAAAGGTTAATTATGGCCTCATTATTATACGATAAAATTGTAGTACCAGCAGTGCCTATAAAGGCAGATCCAATACCTAAAGCCTATAAGGGATTTAGTACAGTTAACACAGCCAGCGAAGGTTTTGCGCTATACGATTTAGAATTGATTAAGCAAGATTTGTTGAACCATTTTCATACAAGAAAGGGAGAAAGATTGATGAATCCTACATTTGGGACCATCATATGGGACCTATTGTTTGAACCAATGACGGAAGAATTAAAAGAATCGATTACCAGCAATGTTAATGAGATATTAAACTACGATCCTAGACTAATAGCCAAACAGGTAATTGTTACTACCTACGAAAGCGGCATACAAATAGAGTGTATCCTACAATATCTGCCCTACAACATACAACAAAGTATGCAATTAAGGTTTGATCAAACTAACGGGTTGATGTCTGCTTAATACACGTACATAATAAAAATCAATAAATATTGATAACAGGATAAAACATGAGCGCAACAGATAGACAAAACAGACTGCTAGTAGCTAAGGATTGGACTAAGGTATATCAGTCTTTCCGTAATGCAGATTTCCAAAGTTACGACTTTGAAAATATTCGTAGAAGTATGATTGACTATCTACGTCAGAATTTTCCCGAAGATTATAACGATTACATTGAATCAAGCGAATACCTTGCCCTAATCGATCTTATTGCTTACTTGGGCCAAAGCATAGCTTTCCGCGTTGATTTAAATGCTCGTGAAAACTTCTTAGAGCTTGCAGAACGCCGTGATAGCGTGTTGCGTCTAGCACGTATGCTTAGTTACAATGCAAAACGTAACCAAGCTGGCCGCGGCCTATTAAAATTTACAGCAGTACAAACAACACAAAATATTTTAGATAACAATGGCCGCAATCTAACCGGACAAATAATTACTTGGAACGATAGTTCTAATAGCAATTGGTACGATCAATTTTTAACTGTAATAAATGCGGCCTTTAATCCTACACAACAATTTGGTAATCCAGCAGACAAAGCTACAATATATGAAGTACCGACAGAACAATATAGATTCAATGCGGCTAATACAAATGTACCAATATACGGATTTAGTAAGACTGTAAATGGTTCTAAAATGGATTTTGAAATTACTAGTACTGCGTTTGCAGGACAAGATTACATTTACGAAGAAGCTCCAAAGATTGGAAATCGCATGGCCTGCATTTATAAAAATGACGGTCAAGGCCCTGCAAGCAATAACACTGGATTCTTTTTTAACTTTGTACAAGGTAGTTTAAATCAAGGGTCGTTTACAATTAGTCAACCAAGTACAAGCGAAACTGTTGACATCGATTCTCCGAACATAAACGACTCCGATGTTTGGTTGTATCGTCTTGACCAACGAGGACTTGAATCAGAATACTGGACACAAGTGCCTAATTTAGTTGGTAACAATATTGTATACAACAGTCTTAATAAATCAGTAAAAAACATTTACAAAGTAATTTCAAAAGCCGGCGATAGAATTAGTTTAATGTTTAGTGACGGTATATTTGGAACACTTCCGTTAGGAACATTTAGATCATACTATAGAATTAGTAATGGATTGTCATATACAATTAACCCTGCAGACATTAAAGGGGTTACCATGACAATACCTTATTATTCTAATGTTGGCCAACTAGAACAATTAACAGTTACATTAGGACTTCAATCTAGTGTAGATTCAAGCTCAGCAACCGAGTCTAGTGATAGTGTTAAATCTAATGCTCCAGCCGCATACTATACACAAAATAGAATGATTACTGCTGAAGATTATAATATTAGTCCGTTAACTGTAAATCAAGAAATAGTTAAAATTAAAGCAGTTAATCGAAGTGCTAGCGGAATCAGCAGATATCTTGATTTAATTGATCCTACTGGGAAATATAGTAAAACAAATTTATTTGCAGATGATGGAGTAATATACCAAGAATCTTATACTACAAGCACTAACTTTACCTATGCTAGTCGTACAGACATACAAGGTGTAATTTATAATACTATTTTTAATATTCTCGAAGATGCTAATTTAAGAAATTTTTATTATAGTAAATTCACAAACATCAATACATCATTATTAGATGTTGCATGGTACTCTGTTACTACTGACAGTAATTTTTCTTCAGGATATTTTGGTTCAAGAATTGATAAAAAACCATTCCAAGTTTCATCATATACTAACACTGCTTTAAAATATATCGGGGTAGGGTCTTTAATAAAATTTGAAGCACCATTAGACGATGCAGGAAATAAACAAGTATTTGATTTAACAAACAGTAATAAACTTATAATTGCAACATCACCGGCTAAGTCAAACACTAGTTCATATATATGGGCAGAAGTAGTATCTTTGTCGGGGGACGGAACTGCCGCAGGAACTGGAATTTTAGCATCAGGTAGTGGAGCAGTAGTATTAAATGAAATTATACCGTCCGGCGCAATAGGCACACGAATTATTCCAGTTTGGAAAACAGTAATCGATAGCGTGGTTGTAACTGCTATGATTGATTTAATTTCTAATAATACTCCATTTGGATTACGATATGATATAACTTCACAGTCTTGGAAAATTATATTCCAAACAAATCTCGATTCTACAAGCCCGTTTAGTTTAAACAAGCAAGGAGATGCAACTAATTTAAAATTAGATGCAAGTTGGCTATTGTTATTTGTTACTGATACAGTAAACTATACTATAACAACTAGAAAATTACGTTATATCTTTGAAAGCGAAGCGCAGATTAGATTCTATTTCGACTCAACTGAGCGTGTTTACGATAACATATCTGGAGAATTATTAACGGATTCTATTAATGTGTTAAGTATTAACACTTTGCCGGGGCTTGCCGAAGCATTTACATTTGATCAAAAATTTAAAATCATATCTCAATTTATAGGTTTAGACGGCTATGTTGATACTAAAAAAATTGTACTTACTTTTAACGACAACGGAAATACTGGAATAGTAAAAGATCCTGAAACATTTACAAACATTACATTATCACAACTCGATACTGGATTAGAATCTAAGTACATAGTTTTAGAAAAATATAAAATTGAACAAGATCAGGAAGATTATCGATATGTTAACAATAATGATAGCAAGGTTATAATTTTAAGTACCCAGCCTAAATATTTTTCAAATTATTCTAACGGCCAATATTTTTATTTTGTCGACACTGATACTGTGGGCAAGTTGAATTCTTCTACATCAACCGTTGTACCAAGTTTAGACTATAGAGTATTTTTAGGTAGAGACAAACTAAAATTTCAATACGTACATAATGCAAGCGATAATCATAGAATCGACCCAGGTGTAAGTAACATTATGGATGTGTTCGTCCTAACAGCTGGGTACGATACAGTATTCAGACAGTGGTTAAACGGAGTATTATCAGATAAGCCAATGCCTCCAAGCAGTGACGAGTTGAATAACATGATATCTCCTAAATTAAATTTAATCAAGTCTATTAGCGATGAAATCGTTTATCATCCAGTAAAATATAAAATATTATTCGGAGCAAAAGCAGAAAAATATCTGCAGGCACAATTTAAGGTTATTGTAAATTCAAGTGTTGTGATATCTGATAACGATGTTAAAACTCAAATATTAGCCGCAATTAATACTTTCTTTTCTCTAAACAATTGGGATTTCGGAGATACATTTTACTTTACAGAAATGTCTGCTTATGTAACTTCGCAGTTATCTCCAAATATCGTCAACTTTGTAATAGTTCCAACTGGAAGTACTTTATCATTTGGCGGCCTATTTGAAATTACAGCAGGCCCCGACGAAATTTTTATTAACGGTGCTACTATTGATAACATCGATATTGTGTCGGCAATCACACCAGCTATTATTAATAGTATAGGTGATATTACACTTAAATCAAATGCAGTAGCAATACAAGCATTAACAAGCTCAGCTTACGGATCAACTAATGTCTGATAAAACAAACCCAACAGGTTCAAATAACTTCACCGCAGTAGATTTACTGCCACGCTATTATCAAAGCATCGATAATAAAAAGTTTGTACAAGCTACACTCGACCAGCTTGTACAAACAGGCACGGCTAAAAAATTAAATGGATATATTGGCCGCATTAATGCTAAATCGGCCGACGGCAAAGACATTTATATAAATGCTCCTACTAAAACTAGACAAAATTATCAATTAGAACCAGCAGTTGTTATCAATGATAGTAACGGCAATCCGCAGTACTTTAAAGATTATCAAGAT